AACAAATCTGTTTGATTTGCTGTTGATTGCGCTGTGTTTAACTGCATTAACGCCCATAGCGGTGAGCTACCTGCGTCATCAGCTTTTCCCCAACTTGACATATTATTCTCTCCCTTTAAGTTAAATTAATGGTACTCAATTTGTTTATATAGTACCACTATTTATAAGGGAAAGTGATTAGAAACCGAGTTTCTTCAACTCGGCGATTACTTGATTAGCGTTTTTGAATGTGATTCCGATACCACCTCTTTGAGTAAACTCTTTAGTGTTCTTATCGTAATCATCAATTAGAATGGCAGGTTGACCAGCCACTTTGGCGTAGTCTTTCTTTTGACTTCTCATAACTAGATTGATTTTACTTCTATCAATTCCAGCTTTAGTCATAGCCCATTTTGCTTTTCCAGGAATGCAATTTGGGTCGTGTGCGTGTTCTACATAAGCACTTAGAATATGAGGGTCATACTTCTTAACAAAGTTTAGAAGTTTCTTTCCTTCATTGTTCCAAGGAGCAGTAGACCAGAAATCTTTCCTTGCAATAACTGGATCCCACCTAGCTTTTCTGTCTTGTTTTACCCATTGATTAATAGGCATTTTGACAGTATCAACTAACTGTTTCTCAAAGTCAACAAGGACACCATCCATATCTAAGTATATTCTTGGTAGGTTTTTCATAGTGTTTTGTCCTTTTCTATTTTTCATTTTATACTATATAATAACATACTTGGACCTATTTGGCAAGCACTTTATTAGACAAATTGTCGCACTTTTGCCTTTTAAAACCGTTGAAAAACAGTGACTTATACTAGGTAGCGTATTTTATTTCAGGCTTAGTTTCGATTTCAGATGGTTTTTCGCCAGTATCAGTAGTTTTTTTGTTCTTATTTAACTCTTCCTCTTTCTTTTTCTCAGCATTAGTTATGGCTTCTTCTTTCTTCATCTTATCTCTAAGATGTTTGTATGCCACACCTACTTGTAAAAGAGGTTCACCTGTTTCTGGATTAACCCTTTGTTGAACCTGTTTAGACTTTTCTTGTTCAATTTTTTGTTTAAGAATTTGTACTTCGTCTTTTGCCTTTTCTACTTCAGCCTTTGCCTTGTCAGCAGATTCCTCTTCTTTTTGAGCAGTCTTAATTTCATTATCTTTTTCTTTTGCAATAGCTAAAGCATCTGGTTCTTTCTCAACTTCTTTTTTGTCATCTTTTTTTTCAGCAGCTTCTTTCCACATTTTGTTTAATGTTTCTCTCATAGAAAGAGGTTTAACAACTTCTTTCTCACCTTTAGCATCTAGTTGAGATTGGTTTTGTGCCTTCTTAGTTGACATATGAGTTTCATCAAGTTCTTTTTCTTCGTTAGCTTCATTAGCTCTCATCAATGCTTTTTTAACATCAGGATGGTCAGCTAAACCTGGTGTTACTTTGTTAATTGTTTTAACTGCACCAGAGTAATTGCCTGCTTTGTAACGAGGGTCATTTAAAATACCATACGCTTGTTTAATTTGAGCACTAGAAAAATTAGTTTTCTTTGCACTATTTCCTTGAGGACCTGAACCAGGACCACCTTCTTTCACTTCTTCTTTCATTTCTTTTTTCTTCTCATCTGAAGAATGACCGAAAGATTTGTGTACAAGGTTGTCTAACTTCTTGTGAAATTTATCTATTTCTTTAGAAGTAGCCTGTTCATCTTTTGCGTTATGCATCTTGTCAATCTTATTGAAAAATGCTTTCTTTTCAGCAGGTGTCATTGAACCAATGCCTTTACCTGTTTTGTCTAATTCTTTTTTAAATTTATCTTGGTAGTCGCTTTCTAAAACCTTTGAAGATAGTTTTGTGATTACTTCTTCAATGCTACCGGGTCTTTGTTTTAAGTAACTCATTTATTTACTCCCTTTTACTTTGGCAGCTAAATCTTTGTCAGCGCCTCCCCAAGTTCCTGAGGATTTTGTTACGAATGAATTTACACGAGCTAAAGCCCATTGTACTTGTGTAGCGCCTGGTCGGTGTCCACCTCTCCAAGCTGCCATACCCCTATCATATACCTGTTTCAATACTGAATAAGGCATACCTGTTTCATCTGCTTTTTTTCTCACAGCTGAAATACTTTCATATACTGCTTTTGCTGGGTGTTCTTTGTCTTCTTTTTTAAGAATAGATTTTGCAATCTCGTGGCCTTTAGTGATAGTAGATTTCTTTAATGGTGGTTCATCACCTTTCATTTTCTTTGCTTGTGCCATACCAATAGCATATGCACTGTCTTTATCTTTAACTTCTTCACCTAAGATACCTTTTACAACTTTTACATCCATCTTTAATTCTTTTGCAATATCAGCAACAGATTTACCGTCTTTTTGCATCTGGTCAATCTTACTCATCATACCTTCAATTACTGGTGGAAAAGGAGAACCTCCTGCTCTACCAGATAAGTATGCTCTTAAAGCAGCCGCTGTAGTAGGGTCAATCTGTTTGTTGCCAAACATTTCACCTAGTTCTTCATCTGTATATTGTTTATACAGTTCGTTAATTTCTTTCAATTCACCTACTGCAATATCAACACCCTCTTTTCTTAATCCAATAAGTTGTTGTGCTTTGTAATTATGTTTAGAAATTAATCTTGCACTTGCCATAGATGATATAAAAGGAATGTCTGCTTTGTATAATTTCTCTAAGTTGTCTTTATTTTTATCTAACTTATCAAACATTGCTCTCATCTTATTAGCATTGTCAATAGAAATTCTTTTATCTTTTAAAGGACCATATGCTTTTTTAAGTTGTGCAATCTGAGCATCACTAAAGTTTTCTTCTAATTCAAATTCTTCATTTGCATTATCTGGATTATACTCCATATAGTCTGCAACCGAATTGATATAGTCTTTTGCTTTTGTAATTTTAGATTGTACCCAAGCTTCTAATGGATTGCCTTCGTCAGATTTGCCTTGTAAGATAGAGGATAGTTTTAAGGCTTTATCTGAGATAGCTTCTAATTCACCACGAGCCATAGAAATTTCGTGGTCTTTATCTTCATTAACTTCTTTAAACTTAATGCCAGGTTTTAAAGTGTCCATTGTAATCTTAATGTCTTTAACACCATCTCTTTTAAGTTGTGCCATTTTCTTTTCAGCATCTGCGTGTGTTTTAAAAGGCACAGCAAATCTTTTACCGTTTGCTGGGTCTAAAAATCTTACCGTATGAGATGTTAACTCATTTAAGTGGACAGCTTTCATTGCTTCTGCCATTGTTTGTCTATATCTACTCATGTTCCTCTATCTCTATAATTAGTTCACCATTTCCTTTATGTAAACGGTGATATGTTTCTTTTTCTATTTCTAATAAATGGCCAGGTTTCATTTCAAATGGTAGTTCATTGTCCATTTGTAATTTCCAACCATCACTCTTCAATACTTTAATAGTCCTGTTTTTAGCATCTCTATGCCAAATCAGTTCTTCACTTTCTGCATTATAAAAAGTTCTAACAAACTTCGCATCAAATAAATTCAATTGGTCTTCGTATGGTTTTACCAATAGAAGTTACCTCCACCTGACAAACCTAAACTCTTCGCATATCGTGGTAAATTACAAGCCCAATATGCAGCTTTAGTTTTGTCTTTTTGCTGGTCACATCTGTGTCTAGCAGCGAAACTCTTTCTTGCTTCAGGATTATTTAACTTAACTTTTAATCCTGTTGTATCGCCCCAAGTAACTTTCTTAATCTTGTCACCATCACGGACAAATACATAAAACTTTTTCGGTCCACCTTTTTTTGGTTTATTCAATGGTGGATTCTTCTCATCTTCTTCTTGTATTGGACAATCTAAAGGTACTTTTTCACCTTCAAATTCACCAAACTCACCAATATCTGTTTCTAGTAGTGTCTTATCCCAACTAGATAACTCAGTTAAAAGGCCTTCTTTATATAACTCTCTTGCCTCTCTAAAGAGTTTGTAAAATTCTTCACTATGGACTCTATAGATATTTTCAGCAAATGGTATTTTGTTCTCTACATGGTAGTGAACAGATTTGCTCATTCTATCTTTATAGTCTGCAAAACTTAACATTAAATTTTCTCCATCATCTTAGAAACCACTTCATTTAGTTTCGCTTTCCACTCTTCTTTATATCGTTGCTTATATTTATCTATTGTGGATTCTGAAGCTGCCCATTCTTTTACATCTTTTTCACCAATAGATTTAGGGTCATTTGGTGTACCCCTTTGTTTTACATCTACTGGTTTCATAAATGGTTTCTCACCAGGAGTAACTTCTTTTGTATGATTTACATAGTCGTGGCCAATTTCGTATGCCTCAGGTACACAATTTGGTACCATTTTGCCACCTTTTTTCTTTAAACCGACTTGTTTATAACCAGTCCAACAGGCATCAGCAAGGTCTTTTTTAAACTCACCAAACATCTTTTTGTATTTTGAAGTGTGTGTACTAGGTTTTGTCTTTGCTGTCTTATCTCCAGGAGCTGGGTCATTGTCATTTTTGGTAGTATCAGTGTTTCTGAAATGAGAGGCTCTTCTATCTTTTGTATCTTTAGATAACTGTTTGTAATATTTTTTAGGTTGTGTGCCTTTTTGTTTTTTAACATCTTTATCTTGTGGTAAACTATCAGTGTGGCCATACTCAGATTTCTTTTCTGATACGGCTTCAAAACCATAATCT